ACTTCTCCTTTTTAAATTTCTATAACTTTAAAATAATCAATCTGCACTTCTGTCCAATATTTTTTATCAAAGCCGCCGCAATGCCTGCACTTGCCTTGATAGGACCTTTCTTCTATATGTCCATGCGCCTCTATGAAAGTTCCTTCCGGAAGCTCTCCAAGTGCTTCTGCACAGCTGAAAGAAGCTATCTTAACATATTGATATCCTCTTTTCCTCACGTCCGGAATTGCAAGAGACGCTTTAAATAAAATTGAACTGTGCTCTCCCACCCTACTAACATCTGGGTTTTTTATCTTACCTTTCAGTCTTACAAAATTTTCGCCTTTCACATTAATCACCTATTGTCAAATATTTCAGCAGTGCTTCTCTAGATAAATCTGACGGATCTAAACCTTTTCCTTCTTCATCTACTTCTGTAATAAAGATAGGAATAACTCTCATCTTATTACTTAAATCTTTATACGCGCTGGCCGTACCTTTAATACCAGCTACGTCATTATCAAACATGGTAATTATACCTCTCAACGCATAAGAACAAAGCAAATTGCATTGTCCTGGAGTTATTTTACTTCCCATGCAGGCTACAACATTATATATTCCACAATCGTACATTTTCCACACACTTTTAAAACCCTCAACCACAATCAATGGGAACTCCTCTCCATAAATCTTAGCGTTATGAAGATTATAGAGGACATTATCTTTGTCAAAATCTATAGTGTGGATATATTTTCTGTCATAATCTGCTTCATGTCTTATATCTCTTAAACTATATCCTACTAATTGTCCATCAGCATTTCTTATTGGTACTATATCACGAATAATACCGTTTTTGTCAGTATATCCGCCGGCGACTTCAAAATAATCAAGAGTTTCATTGGAAAAACCACACTCTAAAAAATGATTTGACCTAAAAGGTTTGAACTGTAACAACGCTTCTTCGTTGACAATTGTGTCACTAGGTTGAAACTTCTTATGCCTGTGTATAAATTCCTCTTTCTCTCTTTGCATTTCATATTTCAATGATTGAAATGATAAATCACCAACGTCGCCAACTAAATCTTTTAAATAGTTCACAGCAGTCATAAAATCACAATTAAGAACGGCTTGAATCAACCCTATGATATCATACCCGTGTATTTCATGACACCGTCTTGTAAAACAAACCCAAGTTCGAGTTAACTTATTAAAACGAAACGCTGTCTTATTATCACCGCCGTGAATAATACAAGCACCACGTACTTCTTTAGCTGTTTCTCTATCTACCTTAAATCCTAATGATTCTATAAGATACCTAGGATTAACCACATTCTTCAAATGTTTTAGATTAGTCCTGAAACCATCATCTTTATAACTTTTCGTCATCATCATAATAAGCACTGCCCTCATTTATTACAGTATCAAATCGTGGATTTGCTTGTTTAGTAATACCTACTTCTTTTATACGTAAATAATCTTTAAAGAAATGATAACCTATTCCAGCTTCATTTGTCTTACCACCTCTACGAGTATCTTTAATTATTAACTTATGTGACCCTGCTTCATAACCAGTTTCTTCTATTTCGCTCTTCTCTCTACCCATCCAATGCATGATAACATCACCATATCTTGCAATACGATCACTGTCAGCTATATCCATGTCTCTATTCAATTGAACAGCTGTTATAGCAGGAATATTTAATTCACCAGCAAGATTCTTTAATGCTGTAGTTACATCACCTAAAACCTGATATTCTTTTCGCTGACGTTCTAATGAACTAGCCTCTGGCTCTTTAAGATAATCAAATACAATCAAACCTAAATTATATTTGATACTATACTTTTTATAAAGAGCTATGATTTTATCAACACTATATCCTGGAATATATTCATGAAATAATCGTTTATTATCCATTATTCGCACACATTTATCCATGATTTTATCGTAATCATCCTTTGAATAGCCACCATGAATTACATCGCGTTCTTTAACACCGCTAAGTGCTGCTATAGCTCTGTTACGCCATTGATAAAAAGACATCTCCGTATCTATATACAAAACCGTAATCGGTTCTGATTTAAACGCCACGTTCAAAGAAAGATTTGTAAGAAAAGCACTCTTACCTTGCTTTAATCTAGCAGCTATAACATGTAAAGTACCAGGCACAAGACCATCTATTTGATTATTCAGAATAGGAAATCCCGTGGATATACCACTCATTTCAACCCTATTCTCTTTCCTTTCCTCTATATATTCCTCTAAACCTTCAGCTATATCTTTAGGTTCGCTAATGGACTTACTATCCGTTGATAAATCTAAAATTCTATTTTCTACAAAACCAATTAAATCTGAACTATCCTTACCTTCTTTTGCATTATCAACAAGATTAGCAGTGCCTTCTTTTAAGATGGTATGTAGTCTATATTTAGTACTTGCTTCAAGAACATTATCCAAATAAATATTAAAATTAACATCTGAAACCGTCATGTTATTAATACTCACAACATAATCAGGACCACCTATAGCAGATAAACAACCATCATTTCTGGCTATATCAACTACCATTGAAACATCAAATTTCTCCACACCTTTATTTAATAAAGACTTCATCAAAACAAAAAGCGTGGCGTGTTCAGAATTTAGAAAATCACGCTCTGTCATTTTAGATATAAGTGTGTAAAAATTATCTATACTTCTAAAAGAATATGCAAGTAAAGCCCTCTCATCTTCAGGCCGGCAAAATATTTGCTTTAACTCTAATTCCTTCATTTCCTCTCCTGTCTTGTTTGATATAACTCATTATCTCTTCGAGTTAATTCCCTCTTGAAAACGGCTATTAATTCACTTATACCTTTATCTAATCCTTCTAAAAGCATAAGTTCATCATCTAATGGCTCTATTTCTTTCCTAAGTCTAATCAATTCCTCTACGGTAGACATAAGATAAGCAACAACATTTGTTTTAGTTCCATATTTCTTAATCAATTCCGGAGATAAAAGATTAGCTATGATACCATCTATTTTTCTCTTGCGCCTAACTATTTCAACTTTAGTCTTATTCATTTGATATTTCATATAAATAAGATACTGTCCCAATGCCGAACAAAACTTGCTTATTTCAGCACCATCAGTGGATTCTAACTGATTAACGTCAAATGCTAATATTTCCTCGACAAAAGTTTTGTTAGGATTTACATTATCAAAAATATTCTTATCCATTATTACTTCAAAATTATTTTCACCCATTATGACGCTTCCTCATCATCAGATCTTTCTTCAAATATAGCATATTGACCCGTACATAAGTAATCATGAAAAATTACTTCTCCAGTTTTTGGGTTAACAGCTTTAACGAATTCTGATTTCATACCTAATTGTTTACATTGAAAACTAAGATCACAATATTTTTTATCGCCGGCAATAGTTCCATCTTTCATAGGAACAAAATCAGGACAATCTTTTTCCAGTATGTCCCTTTTCTTATATTTTCCAGGCATTATTATATCTGTCATATAATCTCCTATACATAATTTTTATCTGATTTAAATGCTTTGTTTATACGACTTAAAACAGATCTTTTATTCATTTTCTCATCATAATTAAATCTGACCAAACAAAATCTTTCGTGCTCCTCAATATATTCCAGCTTTAAATTATCTCTTTCTTTCTGTTTTCTAAAACCCTCTATTGAACCATGAAAATGCTTGACAAATTCAAAATGCTGTTGACCTTGTATCTCTATATAAAGACCAAGATCTTTAACAAAAAAATCAAAAAATAATCTTTGTCCTTTATATTTGACATACTGCTCAGACAAAATAATATTATGCGGAAACAAAACTTTTAATATCTCAAACAACTCGTTAGCTTGTTTGCTCATTATAAAATTTCCTTAATCCTAATAAATCTATTACGTCTTCCCTAAGTTTCTCATATAACTCGACGTCTTCTTTGAGTTTATCTTTAGCATTCCATTCACCTTGTGCAAAATTCTCACCGTTATACTTATACCACGACCCAGTCTTTTCTATAAGACCTAATTGCTCTGCTAAAGTTAACACTTCCCATTGTATATCATAACCCACACCATATATAAGAGGTACTTTAGCATTTCTAAATGGAGCTGCTAATTTGTTTTTTCTAATATGAAAACTTGTTTCATGACCAACAGTTTCATCTGTAATTGGATCATCAATTCTAGAACCCTTAGCTTCCCCGCCTTTAACAGCTATTCTGCCAGTAGAATAAAAATCCAAAGCCATACCACCAGAAGTAGTCATAGGATCACCGTAAGCAGTGATTTTAGATCTAATCTGATTAACAAAAATTAACATTGTATCTGTCTGGCTAGCAACCGGTGCTAACTTTCTCAATGCTTGGCTCATTAACCTTGCAAGAAGACCCATAAATTGCTCACCAATAGCAGCCTCTGCTTCTGCTTTAGGAATAAGTGCGGATACACTATCAACAACAGCTATATCCATCTCACCAGTCTTTATCAAAGTTTCAAGCGCATCTAAATTATCATCTCCGGCAAAAGCTTTTATAGTTATAAGCTTTTCTAAATCAACACCCATATTTTCAAATAATTGCGGGTCGGCACTGTGCTCAGCGTCTACAAACACTGCCTGCATCCCTCTCTTCTGAGCCTGATGTATCACTGACATTGCTAGTGTGGTTTTTCCGCCAGAAGGTGGACCAAAAACTTCATAAACTCTTCCAAGAGCCATTCCACCTCTACCAAGTGCTGCGTCTAATGACAAACTTCCTGTTGAAACTGTCTTAATACTTAATTCTTTTTGATCGGCCATTACTCCTATAACTGCTCCATATTTCTTACGAATAGCAGCCTTCGCTGTTTCCATAGTTTTTGGGGCCGCCGCCTTTTTCTTTTTCTTTGCCATAAATTATTTCTCCTTTTCCAAAGTTTCTATTATTTCATCTAAATTATATCCTAAAGAATCTCTACCGTGTTTTTTAATGTACATTTCAACACATTTTTCTCGGGCTCTTTCATCCTCTGCTTCTTTCAATTTCTTTCTTTTCTTATTCATAATACCCACAGCCTTTGAAGTTATCCAACCACAATTTTCTTGACCAAACATCTCAAAACTCATTGGTAAATTAAATTTAAAATCTGGCTCATACTCAAAGACTGTTAAAATTATCTCTGCACACTCAGCTAACGCTTGTTTCTTATTTAAACCGGATGCTTTCATACGAGCATTTAAAAATCTTTTAGCTATAGCTCTATCTTTATTCAAATTCATATAAACAGATTGCTCTGGATGATTACGTCTCAAAAGTTCATAAAATAAATTAAACAAATCATCAATTTTATTAGCCTTAAATCTATATAGAGGAGGATCTATTATCCTATACCCTAGATCAGCTAAAAAATTCTTACAGGCCTGCACCAAATCACCAGAATTATATCCTATAAGTTGAATCTGATCGAGATTATCAATGCATTTCTTAATTTCATCAACTAACTTTTCATCCATAATTATTTCTTTCTTCTTCTAACTGGAGTCATCAGCGAACTTTGATTACCTTGAGCTTTAGAATCAAATATCAAAACTCCATTTGAATCAGAAAACTTTAATATTAATTCATCATCACCTATAGAGTCTATTGTTTTCTTTAAAATTTTACCATTAACATCTACAACATATTCTCCATCAAAATCTACATCTTTACTGTATGTAAAATTAGAAACGTCACTGTAAATCTGCAGTTTCTTATCTTTGACTTCAATAGTAACTCGATTATAATCATCTGAATCTAAAATCTCTTGAATAGGAGTTATTGATGACAAAATAATCTTTTTATCTAAAGACATTACATTTGAAAAAGCCTCTAATGTAGGACGGTATTCTGGATAATCGTGACCTAAATCCATTCTTCCTTCCACATAAACCTTTCCAAACTTGGCTCTTATTTTCTTATCGGTTACTTCCATAAATAACTGAGTATCATCGTTGGGAAGAATAACCTGTAATGCTGACATAAAATCATACCGAACACTAAACCCGCCTAAATATTTTGTATTATTTTGAACTTTATATTCCGATAATTGAATTCCATTTGTTCCTACGAAGCGAATAAAATCTTCGTCAAAATCAAGCTTCATATTCTGTATAGCACTCCTGACTTCGTTCGGACTGATTGCATATATAACTTTGTTTATAGCAGTTCGCATTATAGCGCAATTCATTGTGAACGTAGCTTGCCCAAAACTACCAGGCTTAAGAATACCAAAGGGATTATGAAGATCTAATCTGACTTTATTTTCTGAGAAGGAGCCGTCTTCAAATATCATATTTACACTGATATACACGGCTTTATCTGTGGATTTAATTACAGCTTCTTTAGAACCAAAACTCCCATTCCAAAAAACGAAGGGAGTTATAAATGAAAACAATTTGTTGAAGACAATAGAAGCGCCGCCTTGTTTCTTAACACTGCTTTGATTAGAAATATACTCGATGGCTATCGAGCTATTATTAACTAAAAATTTAACGCCTTCATCTGTAGTCTCTATATTTATCTGTCCGGTGGGGTCTTCTGTGTTACGTTTGGCTATTTTTCCAAACAACTTTACTATGTATTGCAGTTCATCAACACCAATACTAAATTCCATATCCTATTCCTCTCTTTATTAATTTTATTCTTTTCCTTCTCCACTATATTATATTACAAAAACTCACTTTTGTTAAGGAGTTTTTTAACTTTTTTTTAAATAAATCCATTTTTACATAAAATAACTACTAATTCCCTTATGTTAAATATATTTTTTATTAAAATGGTTTTGGACCCAATATCTTAGGACCTCCTCTAATATAATCACTTTTTTTAATTTGTCAAGTATTTTTTTAAATTATTTCTATATCTGTATCAGTTCCTACAACAACATCTCTATATCCAACGCCTGTTATTTCAAGATTAAGACCATTATATTCTTGAACTGTCCTCCTTGCATTAATACGACTTTGTAGATTTATCCAGCCGCCGGATGGATTTATACGAGCTGTTAAGTCCCTTTCAGGATGGTCAGTTACAAAATCTATAGCATATTTCACAGCCTCATCTATACTTTCAAAATCAGTTAAATCATAGACATATTTAAGACGATGAAGTCTTCTCTTAGTATTTAATTTTACATTCATTGGGATATAAGACTTAACATCAAGAATCCATCTATCCAACCTATCGGCTTTCCAAGCCCGGCCGCCAGATTCACTATAATGATAATCATCAACAATTGATTTAAATGATAATTCTACCATTTCAAACCATTCAACTGCCCCGGCATGTGTAAAGTGACAAACTTTTTGTTTATTTTTTACATTAGCAAAGTGATGCGGGTCTAAATGACTACCATAAATATAAACAGGTAAATCTTCACTTCTATAAATTCCAGTAATAGAGACAGCTAAAGCAGTGGACTCTCTAAATATCTTCAAATAGAAAGGTAATTTATCTATTAATCTATAACTATCTGTAGCTATAGACAAACTAATTGGAAGTTTATCAACAAAAGAATAAGTATTCATATAACCTATTTTTGCGCCAAGATTTTTAATAGCTGTATCATATTTTTTACCGACTATTACCATTCCAAGTTCTGCTTTATATACAGCCCTCACATAAGCTGATAAATTACTTGAGGCTGACCATATACACGAAGGATTTATAACCACTGATAAATCTGAATGTTCCATTGTAATCACTGATACAATAGAAGACAGCCTGATTGTTTTAGGATATATTGTTATAGGTAAATTAGCAGTTTGACCTAAACAATTTAAATATATAGGTAAATCTACAGGATTTATACCAAATATAGAAGCTGTAAGATTGCTAGCATATTTACCTTCTATGTAAACTCTTAAATCAGCAGGTGAAGCTGTTCCTAACATAGCTCTCACATAAACTGACAGCTCCTTATAGTTACGAGTAGCGTTTATAATGGCTCTGAGGTCATAATTACTGTAAACACCATTTACAATTACACCTAAATCTAACTTATCCCAACCATAAATATTAATTGGAAGGTTTTGTGAAGGTACACCATAGACATATATAGGTAAATCCTTCAAATAAGTAGCTCTTATTATAACTGGAAGATCTTCATACCCAAATCCTCTTATGTACGCGCCTAAATCCACATAGGCTTCACGTACCCAACCTTTTAATATAACATTCAGATCTTTTGGTGGCTCTGCTGCTATATCTATTGGTAAATTACTTTGCTGAATAGCATAAAAATATGCTTGTAAATCTCGTTGATCCCATCCATATATATTTATAGGTAAAGATTTCATTGGCCATACATTCAAATATATAGGCAGATCTACTGGAGGAACGCTGGTAATTGAAATTGGTAAATCTACACCTATTAAACCTTTTATATAAATGTCTAAATATTTTTCTACCCAACCGTGAATATTAATTGGTAAATCTTTATAATCAGTTTGAAAAACATTAACATATGCTAAAAGATTTGCTGGACTCTCACCAGACACATATAAAGGAAGATCCTCTGTAAATACTCTTCCTATAACTATTGGCAAATCCTTAGTCTCATGGTATACAATCTTTTCAATACCTTCTACAAAGATACCTAGATCTCTAATACCACCATAATAACATCTACCTTTAAGAATCTGAACACCGTATTGACTATAACCTACAACATACTCTTCACAATATTTTAAATATGTGTATGTTGTAGTCTGATATAATCCCATCACATTTATAGCTATAGATATATCACTACTGCTAGAATAAGTAGTCCTTGATTCCCAATTCAAAACAACATTCTCAAGTGTTCTAGGAGTATAACTCCCAGGATAAAATTTGAGAATAAGATTTCTCATGTCTTGAGTTGTATATTGACCTATTATTGCCATAAATTGCCTTCCTTAACCAGAAGCTGTTGGAATTAACCAATCTGCTATTACTGCATTT